CCACCGTCGCCACGGTCTCCTTGCGTCCCGTGTCGTTCCGGTCGCTCGTGCAGCCGGAACAGCAGTTCGCGACCGCCCACAGGATCGCGAACAGGATCGCGGCGTAGAGCGCATACACACGCGCCCACCACCAGAGTCTGAAAATCAGTTCGTGTATCTTCTCCCTGTCCATCTCTTACCTTTCTCAAAACGGAAGGTCATCGTCTTCCATATACTCGGATTCCGACGGAGCGACCTTCTCCGGCTCGTCGGCGAGTTCGTACCCGACGATCTCCGGGTACTTCGACCCGGACACCCTGCGCACCGTGATCTTCCTCGGCTGGCGGATCATGCCCATGAACGCGAACTCGAAGACATCGTCGGCGGTTCCGGGCATCGGGGTTCCCTCAAGGGTGTGCTTCTTCCACCATGTCTCGAACTTCTTGCGGGCGTAGCCGCTGTGTTCCGGGCAGAGCCATTCCGAGAACTGCGTCATGAGATCAATCGTGTAGGTGATCCTAACCGTCCTCGGCGCACCCGGCTTCGCATCACGCTTGAGCCACACGCGGTAGTCGACGTCCTTAACGTCGTACTCCTCCTCGCTCACCTCGCCCGACAGGATGCCGAGCGACGAGGCGCTGGAGTCGAGATGCGTCTCGCGCTCCTTGCGCTCGAAGAGGTAGCCGCAGTTCGGACAGCACATCTGCGCCAGCGGCATCATCGTCCGGCACTGGGGACACTCCTTCGCAAGCGGTCCCTCGCGGGGTCCGCCCTTCGGCTCGGTCGCCTTGATCTGGTCGATGCATCCGAAACGCTCGATGTTCTTACCGTAGTCGAGTACGAGGCACTCTGTCTTGCCAGTCTTGGGTGAGAGACGGAACCCGCGCCCGACCATCTGCACGAGAAGCCCCGCGCTGGCGGTCGGACGGAGCAGCACCACCGTGTCGATGTTCGGGATGTCCGTCCCCGTCGTGAGAACCGAGACGTTGCAGCAGTAGCGGATCGGCTTCAGCTCCTCGTCGAATAGCCCGACCTTGACGGTCTCGCCCCTCATGCGGCGGATGGTGTCCGCCCGCTCCTCCGGGGGAGTGTCGCCCGTCACGACGGGACACTCCTCGCCGGAGAATCGCCGGATCAGCTCCGCCACCCGTTCGCAATGCTTCACGGACGTGCAGAAGATGAGGCACGTCTTGCGGTTCTTCGTGAGGTCGACGATCTCGCGGCAGGCCGAGGTGACGATTGAATCGTCGCCCATCGCCGCGTCGATGTCTTCCTGGACGAACTCGCCCGCACGGACGTGCAGGTTCGAGAGGTCGGGCTTGACCGTCCCGGACTTCGAGACGAGATGCGAGATGAAGCCACGGTTTATGAGCGTCTTCACGGAGATCTCGTAGCACACCTCGTTCAGGAGATTCTCCGGCTTGCAGATGAGGCCTCCCTTGGTGCGGTACGGCGTCGCCGTCCATCCGATCAGCCGCACGTTCGGGTTGCGCTCCTTCATCTCGGCGAGGAAGGTTCGGTAACGTCCCTCGCCCTCGCTCGGAATGAGATGCGCCTCGTCCACCATGATGATGTCGAACGGCTTGAAGAGATCCGCGTGTCCGCAGATCGACTGAATGCCCGCGACGATGACCGGCTCCCTCGTGTCCCTGCTGTCGAGGCCCGCCGAGTACACGCCGACCTTCAGCTCCGGGCAGATCGCCCTGATCTTCGCCGCGTTCTGCTCGATCAGCTCCTTGACGTGCGCAAGGCACAGGACGCGACCGCCCCAGTTCGTCACGGCGTCCTTCGCCACCTGCGCGATGCAGAGGGACTTTCCCCCGGCGGTCGGTATCACGACGCACGGGTTGGTGTCCTTCTCGCGCAGATGCTTCCATACGGAAGCAACGGCGTCGGACTGGTAGTCCCTCAAGGTCATCATCGCCTACTTCCTCGTTTCGATCCCCGCGAGGCGAAGCCCCGTCTCAAGCCGGTCCTTGATCGACTTCAAGGCGAACTCGTCAAGCTTCATCTCCTTCATGACGGCGGCATCGTCGTTCCCCAGCATGAAGAGGAGCGCTGCGCGGAAGAGCGTATCGTCGTCAAGGTTCTCCATGAACTCCTGCACGATCTTCCTCTTCGACTCCAGCTTTCTCCGCCACTCCGGGATGAACTCCCGCTCCTCGTTTCCTTTGTCCGACATTGTCATTTCTCCTTTAAGGTCACATGCACCAGCCCTTCCGGGGGCATCGGCTCTCGCATGTGCAGTTCGATGTCCTTGATCTGCGAATCGTCCTCGTACACCCCGGCATGGGTCATCGAGTCGAGGAGGCACTTCAGCGGGTTGTCGATGTCGCGCCTTCTGCGGTCCGGGGGATAGAGGTCGATCTCGACCGACACGCCCCCCGTGAGCTTCCGGTTGAGGCCGCCCAGTCTCGACACCACCATCATCCTGTATTTCCGTCCGTCCCTCGAGATGAGGATTCGGTTTCGGAACACCCGGTAGTAGCGGTTCAGGCTGGGCGGCCACGGCAGCTCGACGCCTACCGCTTCCACGGCGCGGTCCCCTGCGCGGCCTGGGCGTTCGCCGCCGCCGTCGGGGTCGCGGGCGAGGCCGTCTCCTTCGCCCTCCAGCCGCCGATCTCGTTCGAGGCGGTGCCGTCGTCGCGCTTCACGAGCTTCACCTTCATGAGGAGCGGGCGGTTGTGCAGCTCCGAGGAGTCCGCCGGACGCAGGACGCCGACCGCATGGCAAATCGCCGACAGCTCGCGCCGGGCCATCTCCACGGCCTTGGTGCTCGGGTTGTTCAGGTTCAGGCGGGCGGTCAGCTTGCGACCCGCAAAGTCGCCCGAGACGATCTCCGTCTTCAGCTCGAGGAACGTACCCGTCCCCGCCTTGTTCGGCTTCATCTCGGAATCCGTGATGACCGCCTCGTACTCTCCCGCCGGGATCGCCTCGAAGGCCTCCAGCGGCTGGACCTCGTTGGCATCGAAGTTCAACTGTGCCATTTTCTTTACCTAACCTTTCTCTTGGTGTTTTTCGCGGAACGGGCGCGGACTGCGCCACGGACTGAAACTCTCGGACTGCGCGGACGGGGAACCTTCGCCGTCTCGGCCTGGTCGGGGCATGTCTCGTGGAGGAAGCGGCACTTGCCGCTCTTCTCGTCGAACTCGACGATTGCCCTCTCGCCCGCCCGGATCGTCTCGCCGCAGCGGTCGCACACGACCGCCGCAGAGAGAACCGTCACCTGCCGCTTCATTTGGCACCTCCCTTCAGCGCCTCGACGAACGCGGCCCACGAGAGCGGAAGCTCCGTCGGAAGTCCGAAGCGGTTCTTCGCGATGCAGGCCGGGGAGCCGTTGGTGCGGAGGATGCGCTCGCCGCCGTCCGCGCCGACCGGGGCGGCCTTGCCCGTCGTCGAATCGACGCGCAGGCGGCGCGAGGCGAAGAGGACGGCGTCGACCCACTCGCAGACGAGGGAACACGCCTTCTTGTGGAGGCGGGGCGTGTAGCGGTCGTAGGCCGCATGCTCCGGGTCCTCGAAACGCTCCACCGCCGCATGGGCGATCATCACGACCGCCATGCCGCGCTTCGAGCGGATGTCGTTCAGGATCGAGACGATCTGACGCCAGTAGGTGAGCGCGTGGACATACCCCTTCCCGTAGCCGCCGTCGGCCTTCTCGATGGACTTCACGCCGTAGTCGGCGCACACGCGATCCCACACGAGACGCTCCAGCCAGTCGAGCGAATCGATGACGAGTGTGCCGAACTCGTGCTGTTCGTCACGCACGGCCTGGAGCTGCATCACGACGTCCTCGAACGTCCGCGCCAGCGGGAACTTCGAGGTGTCGATCTCCGAGAGGCCGTCCTCGGTCTGAATGAACACGGGATTCGGCGCGAGGGACGCGAAGGTGGACTTGCCGACTCCCTCCGAGCCGTAGATCATGATGCGGGGCGGCTGCTGTTCGCGGCCCTTGGTGATTGAACCGATAAGAGACATGTTTTCTGCCTTTCTTGCTTGTGTGTTTGGGTGGATGGATTTCAGAGGTTGTCCATGACGCGGAGTTCCTCGTAGCCGGTCGGCCAGACGTTCTGGCAGCGGCATTCGCGCAGGAGCGAGAGGGCGCGTTCGTTCGCGGCCTTCGCCTCGTCCAGCGCCTCGGGGGCGAGCTTCCACACGCCGACCCGGAACGGTGCCTTCTTCTCGACGGCGACGATGTACACGGGGAACTCCTCGCCCGATGCGATGCGCATCACCTCGCGGTAGAAGGCGAGCTGGTGCATGTAGCCGTACTTGCGAGCGTCGGACTCAAAGAAGTCGATGGTGTCGCAGGTCTTCAAGTCGATGATCGCGCCCTTCGCGCCAGTCGTGTCATCGACGAAGTTCGGATTGAAATAATCGACGCGGATCTGCACGGGTTCGCCGTTGTACTCCGTGCGCACCGTCCCCTCGGCCCAGCCGCCGTCGAAGAGGCGCGTCGCGATCGGGTGAAGCCACACCGCGCTCTGGAGCTTGACCATGAAGCCGAAGTCTGTCGTGCTGACTGGGACAAGCGTCTGCGCGGCAGCCCACTCCTTGTACGCCTTAGTGAGCTTTCCGAACGGCTCTCCCGTCTTGGGATTCACCGGCCCGTCGCTCACGAGGAACTCACGGTCGAACACGGAGCGGCCCTCGCAGACGAGCGTGTGCACGGCACGGCCCATCCAATAGGCGGCGGAGTCCTGCGGCGGGATCACGCCGGTCATCTTCTGATGATAGGTGAGCGGACACTTGCGGAAGTCGCCGAGCAGATGGCTCGAAAGGAACTTACCGTCGCGGGCGTCCTGGTGGTACTGTTCCGCCGGAATGTCGGCGAAGAACGGATAGTCTGATCTTGTCTTGTTCATGTCTCTGATTTCCTTCTGCGGATTGCGACTGCCGCACCCCC